GCCATATCCGCATCTGCGGTGCATATCGGCTTTTTCCCGGTTATACCGTTTTATCGCTGCTGATTTTGTCCTGTGTGTCGATAAAACCGTCCATGCGCTATCTGGAACAGATACATGAGCCGAACCAACTACTAAAATTTTATACATTGCCCTACCCTCCCATATATGTGGCTTGATTGCCGTGTTCCTTAATTATTTATAGTATAGCGCAATGGTGTAATGATGTCAAGGGTTAATCTGCTAATATGTGTCACTAACTCAATACTGTATTTTGATGAGTAAAAGTGAGCAAATAGGAGCTTTTCAGCTTAAAACGCTGGTTTTTGCCTCTAATCTCTTGTAGCAGCCTTAAACTGCCTTTAATTATACCTCTGTAATAGTTTAAATAAAAATGTAATTGTACAAAACAAACAGGTATTCTAAGCTATTTGACAATTTTTGCCTCTAATCACCCTCAATCGGCTCATACCGAGCTTGACATCTCAAATCCCGCTATATAATATTGCCTGTAACTTTTGCTGTTGCAGAGAAGCCAAAGAATAAACAATACAACTTTGCTAAACTTGACAATTCTTACCCTACATGCTATCCTCTAATCATGGCTAAACGAGGTAGACCCACCAAACCAAAACTCACCTATAAACAACAAAAATTCGTTGAAGCTTATTCCGGTAATGCTACCGAAGCCGCCCGAATTGCAGGCTATAAAGGCAATTATCACCAACTTGCTGTTATCGGTAATCAAAACTTAAATAAACTATACATAAAAGAAGTTATTGAAGCCAGAGACCAATCTACAAGGAATAAGCGCATTGCTGATCGTGAAGAAATACAGGAATTCTGGACTGACGAAATGAGGGCAGCTAAGGGGAAAGAAAAGATAAGGGCATCTGAGCTTTTATGCCGGTCACAGGGGGGATTTATAGATAATGTGAAAGTTGAAGCTGATTTAACTATAAATGTGATACAATGGAGGGAAAAATGATTAAAATTATAATAGAAGGTGTAAAGCAGGAAGAGGTTTGGAGATGTTTGCAGTTATTGAAAGAAGCCGGGTTTAATGGTAGGGTGAGGTAGCCAATGGAGGAGCAGGTATACAGGATTATTATATTTTGTATACTTGTGGTGGCGGTAGTGGTAATGGGGAAGTTAGGGCAATGAGTTCAAAACAGATAACCGTACCAGCTAATTTCACACCTAGAGACTATCAGTTACCGTTTCTACAGGCGATGGAGGGTAAGCAACGGGCTGTTATGGTATGGCATAGGCGGGGAGGCAAAGATACCACCTGCTTAGCCTATACATTCTCTCAGATGTTTCAGCGTGTTGGCATATACTACTACATATTCCCCACATACAACCAGGCGAAGAAGGTAATCTGGGACGGAAAGCGTAAGGACGGGAAGCCGATGTTGTCATTACTGCCATCTGAAGTGATTGAAGGCTCTCCAAATTCCACCGAAATGAAGATTAACACTAAAAACGGGTCAATGTTCCAGCTTGTAGGCTCCGATAAATGGGATAGCCTTATGGGCACTAATCCCGTGGGCTGCGTATTCTCCGAATTCTCCCTACAAAACCCCCTCGCCTGGGAGTATTTTAAGCCAATATTAAGAGAAAACGGCGGATGGGCGGTATTCTGCTACACTCCACGAGGTCATAATCACGGCTACACCCTCTATGAAATGGCGAAGCGAAATCCCGACTGGTTTTGCGAATTACTTACTGTGGATGATACCGGCGTGTTTTCGCCCGAAGATATTGAGCGGGAGCGGGCTGAGGGTATGTCGGATGAGATGATTGACCAGGAATATTACTGTAACTGGTCCGCGGCTATGCCTGGCGCTTATTATGCGAAGCTGCTGGACGTAGCAGAGGTGGATGGGCGAATCGGTAGGGTGCCCTGGGAGCCTCAGTTGCCGGTGGATACGTTCTGGGATTTAGGGGTTCATGATGCAACCGCTATTTGGTTTGTGCAGCAGGTGAACCGTGAGGTGCGCATAATTGATTATTACGAGGCAACCGGGGTAGGGCTACCGTACTATGTAAAAATGCTGAGAGAGAAGCCGTATGTATTTGGCACTCATAATGCGCCGTTTGATATTGCGGTTACTGAGTTAGGCTCTGGTGTGAGCCGGTTAGAGACGGCTAGGAGTTTAGGTCTTAATTTTGAAACAGTGCCCAAATTGAGTATTGAGGATGGTATTGAGGCAGGTCGGAATCTTATCCCCCGGTGTTGGTTTGACGAAAATAAATGTTGGAATGGTTTGCAAGCATTGCGGCATTATCACAGCGAATGGAATCAGGCGAAAAAGATTCTATCCCGTCAGCCAGTCAAGGATTGGAGTAATCATGCGGCGGATAGCTGGAGATACATAGCAATAGGGCTGAACATGAATAAACGGCCTGGATATGAGGAACCACGGGAATTGCCGCCTACGCCGTGGTTTAACAAGCAGAGACCAAAAAGGGGGAGGGTATATTGAAGTTAGATAAATACTTCATGGAAGGATATATGACTGACTCAGAAATTTATAGGCAAGGCAAAATCATTTATTTGGAGGATGTAATTGCTTTTCGTGAACATGAAGTGCAAGCTAAGCATTGTAATACCCGCACAGCTTTAATGGATTTGGGGAGAGCAAAGGGAAAGTTAGCTTGGGTAAAGCAAAAAAGCGAAGCTGATTGTCAAATAGATTATGAAAATCAAGTAAGGAGGTATAATGGAATACAAAGTTGAGGGATTGAAGCATAAGCTGTTGGAGTCTAAAACATGCAGGCAGTGTCTATACTGCATTAATTCACCTACGCATTCTGAGGAGTTTAACTTCCAGTTTTTTTGTTCAATATACGATCAGCCGTTATCTACGGTGATGATGAAGCCGCCGTGGTGTGCGTTCAAGGGCTTTGTGGGCGTATTTGAAAATAGAGTAAAAGTAGAGCCGGATGCTCCAAATGAGCCTGTTCCAACCAAACCCAAAAAGCTTAAGAGCAAGAAGAAGGAAAAATAATGTCCACAAGAAAGCTAAGGGGAAAGCCGCAGCCGCTTAGCATACATGCTAAGAGAGTAGCTGAATCCAATATAGTTATGCTCCAGGTAGCTAAAGAGATGGAGTTAATAATGTACTTCATTCTCAATAACAGGTTGCTAAACTGGCTATGGGAGCGGTCATTAAAGCGGTATGCTATAGGGAAAGGTATCCCGATACCACCCAAGATTACTTTGGGTGATGTAATGGCTAAAAAAGAAAGCTGAGTTGCAAAAATGAAATTATCGTGTTACAATATGTAATTGAAGTAATAAGGAGCTAATATGCTTGATGATAATATAGGCGAAGAGCAGATAGCCGGGTTGATTCATAGTTGGTATAATGAATCAAAAAACTGGCGACAGCCGCTTGATGATAAGATTGACCGGCTATATCACAAATTTAGAGGTTGGTTAACTCTCGATAATACCTATGCCTGGCAATCTCAAGTATTTGTCCCCGAATCATTTACCGCAATCTGGACTGCGTTACCCTCCCTCGTAGAGACAATGTTTTCAGTACAACCTTATGTTGCTATGGAACCGCTACGTTCTGATGCTGTAGAGGGAGCTAAGTACGCAGAGAGTTTGATTACCAGACAGTTTGACCGTATCGGCTTGAACCATGACCAGCAGGGGATTTATATGCTGTTCCTGAAATGGTGTCAGCAGATTTTACTATACGGGAATGGATACATAGAAGTACCGTGGGTATTCCGGGAGGGTACCAGGAAGCGTAGAGTACCGCAGTATAATGAACAGCCGTTGATGATAAATATGGGTGGTATGCCGATGATGATACCGCCTGATACTTTATTTATGGGTTATCAGAATATAGAGCAACAAACCACTGTATATGATGACCCAGACGTAATTATACATGACTGGAAGGCTATTTATAATGACCCCTATGGCGTAACAGTACAGAGACCATCCAGGTATATAATTGTCAGAGATACGCTGTCAGAGGCTCAGGTTGAGCATTTAAGTAAGGAAGAGGGATATAAAAACCTTAATAAGCTAAAATACGGCGCTGCTGTTACTCACGAGGATGATGATAGATACGATGTTGATGATTTATCCTCAATGATGACCGCCAGTACCGGGACTAAATACGCTGAAATATTAAAATGCTTTTATACGCTTAAAATCAATGGTAAATGGAAAGATTATATGACGGTAGTTGGTGATGATAATACCGTAATCATGCACCAAGAGAACCCGTATCATCACGGATTAAGGCCGATTATAAAGGGTTCATGCTTTCCGTTATCAAATAGATTCCATGATATTGGATTGTTAGAGCCGATGGAGGATTTACAAGACGGCACTAACCACCGCTATAACCAAATGGCGGATATTATTACCACAATTGTAAACCCGATGTTGAAAGTATCTAATCCGCTGTATAAGAGTTTATGGGATAGATACCAGGGGAACCTGCCGGCTACTCCCGGGTTGATGATACCGATTAATCAAGGTGATATAATAGAGCAAGTTAATACTGGCAATACAGCCAATATAAGACCTGCTCAAGAAGATATTGCGTACCTGAAGGGGCAGATAGAGAGCAGCACCGTAACATATGCGCAGATGCGAGGTGGGATGCCACAGCGTAAAGAGACTGCTACTACCGTAGTATCTACTATGCAGAAGTCAGATTTACGGTTCAGGGTAATGGCTAAGATTATGTTTTATACAGCGATAAAGCCATTGACGCATATGATGATGGAGTTGAATCATCAGTTTAAAGTAGAGCCGGAAGTTGTAAAAATAAAGGATGCCAAAGGGTTAGAGGAATACCGTAAGGTAATGATGTACGATATCCCCCACCCGGAAGAGTTATTTATCAGACCTAATATGACATTTATTGATCCCTCGCTGGATAAAAAGCAGAAGGCTAAAGATTTAGCTGAATTATTGGGCTTTATATCAGCTTCACCGGAAGCGGGGCGGCTAAACTGGAGTGTACTGTTTAAGACGTTATTTGATTATAACGATATGGCGAATACCGATAACTTTATATTATCGGATGAGGAATTTCAACAGCAGCAACAAGAGAAGATGCAATTAGCGATGTTGCAGCAATCCGGTAAACAGGGTTTACCTGGGGCTGGTAATATGAGCCAAGGTAATCCGCAACAGCAAATAATGCAGGGCTTACCGCCTGTAAATATGGGAGGTTTCTGATGACTGTAAAGAAGAAAGTTAGT